AGGCCCAGATACGACCCCGCCGCCCCGCCTAGCATACTACCCCCCGGAATGCCCGTAGCGCCACCGGCAATGCTCCCCGCCGCCGCCAATGGGTTCCTGTACCCGCCCTGCGCCAATCCCGGCAGCGCCTTGAGCAGCGCCGCCATCAGCGGATTCGACCCAGCGCCCAGCCCAAGCCCACTAACAAGAAACGGCGCAAGCGCCGACGCCATTCCGGCCGTGACCCCCCCCATTACCGCCATCTTGCCGTACTTCATAATCGGCTCGTCCGGTGCCCGCCGCTGGATCAACTGCAGCAATCCGTAATTCGGGTCGTTGTAGGTTCGCCCCATGCGCGGGTCCGGGCCGACCGGCTTCATGGTGTATGGGTCCACCCGGCTGTTGCTGTTGACCTGTCCCCACATGGTATTGGCGGGCGTGTCGCCCCCCGGCCCCATGCGGGGTAGCTTCGACCAATCGACGTAAGGCTGCGAGGTATCCAGCCCCCCCGCCTGCTGGCCCTGATAGCCGCTCTCGTACTGGCCGACCGGCGCGGTGCTCATCTGCGGGGCACGAATCGCCCCACTGGCGAGCAAGTCCTTCGAGTTGGCGTTGTTGGCCAGCAGGTAATTCATCATCTCCTGCGTCTTGTCGCCGAACATCCCGCCCGAGGCGGAAGCGTATTGCTGGAGCCATGAATAATCGTTTGCCATCACAAGCCTTGCTCAAAAGTGACTTCGAGGGCCTCCAGCCGCATCGCATTGCTGTCGGTCTGGGTGATCTTCCACGCCCGGCGGCGACCGGACCCGTTGCGATAGAGCACCGGCCGCGGGGTGCTCATATCCACCATCCGTCCGGTGTTGAAAGTGGCGTAGTCGTCATCGGTGGTCTGGATCAGCGGCGTGCCGGGATTGCGATCGCCGATGAGTTCGGTCTGCCCCCAGAACTTGGTGCGGTTGTTCTCGGCGTCGAACTTGGCGGTCTGCAATTTCACCGGGAACGGTACGCCGTCGTCGTCGAGATAAGCACCATCGAAACTGTAGATCTTGCCATTGGAACGGCCCAGAAGCAGGAAGTCGAAACGACTCAGCGTAGAACAGGAATCGGCAAACACGAACGGCGCAGTCCCCGAGGAATCGGTCCACTCATACCACTGTTTCAAGGTAAGGTCATAGACCAGCGACGGGGCAGTGGTTACGCCTAGCGGCGACAGGATGTAGTACAGATGGCCGTTGCTGTAAGCAGAGATAGCCCGCAAACTCGGATAGCCGCTACCGTTGAGAAGTTTGTCGATTGCCGGGGTCGATACCACTTGCGGTAGCAGCCCGCTGAGAATTACTACCTGACGGTTGAACTCACGGGTGCGGCTGACCCACATGATCGTTGGGCCGACATTGGCAATAGTAGCCGCATCAGCGCAGCCGACCTTGAGATTGGCATTCAGGTACGGGCGCAGCGGGGAGCCATCGGCAATGCCGGCATCGTAGAAGAACTGCATGGTGTAAGTGCCGAAGGCCAGAACGTAGTTCAGGTACTTGACCAGCGCCACGCCGGGGTCGCTCTCGTAGTCCGCGCCGACGACGTTGAGCAGCGGCCAGTGATAGGGGTCGTTCAACTCGCAACTGTGAATGAGGCCGGTGGTGTCCATGACGTAGGCGATGCCGCCCAGCACGACGAGGCCCGGCACCGTCTCGAACGGATAGCGGTTATCGCTGACCGGGATGATGTTGGCGGCGTCGATCACCCACAGGTTGCGCTGGTTTTTCAGGAGCAGTTGGCCGTTGTTGTTGAAGGCGTTGAACTGCATCGGCTGAAACGGTGCTGACGTGGTTAGCGGCGTTCCTTCTGCCAACGAGACATCCAGTTTGGCGTAGTAGACAACACTGGAAGGACCGGGTGCGCTATCCCCGCCAATCCAATACATCGTCAGGTAGTTGTAGGCACTAACTCCGGGAGGAACCGGCGCGATGAATGCGCCGCCCGCAAACGAAGGGGTCCATGGCCCACTAACCGTCACCAGCGTCCATGTGATGCCATCAGGACTTGAATAGACACGATTCGAGAAGGCGGCTCCGGTGTAGCCATTGATAAGCCACATTTTGTTGTTGTAGACCAGCGCACCCGCATTGTAACGACCGGCATCCCACGGCGATGCAGTGGCTTGCGTCCAGTTTTTCCCGGTGTCGGACGAGTACCAAACATCGTTGACTCCCGATCCACCGAAAAATCCTCCTGCAACCCACAACTTGTTCTGGAAATAGTAGGTCTGCATACTCGACCGAAAATCCCATGCCGCGTTGTCGTTGACGAGTTTCCATGTTGCGCCATCGACGGTAAACCAGATGTCCTTTTTCAGCCCAGCTCCGGTATCGCCCCCGAGCAGATAGATGCCGTTGTCGGCGCTGATGATTCCCGCTCCTCCTCGTACTGGCCATGCTGCTGCAGCCGTTTCCTCAACCCAATTCACGCCATCCTTGGATGACCAGACATCGTTGAGCGCAACCCCGACGGAGGTAAATCCGCCCATGATGTACATTGTGTCGTTGATAGTGCCGACCATCATATCGGTGCGTGCTCCCCACGGCGCTGCCGCCGTAGCCTGCGTCCACTTGAGAGTGTTGATGTCGAGTTGCCACACATCGGAATAGCGGATATTCAGGACACTGTTGAATCCGCCGAGAATGTAGATCGATCCATTCAGATTAGCAACGCCGAATAACGACCGCACCACCCACAGCGCATTGGCCATTGCCTGCCACTGCGAACCACTCGCGCCAGATGCCGCTGCTCCAAGTTGATGAACCCTGTCGCTTATCACCGAATACAGGCCGCCGTTGAAGAAGGTCATGCCCTGACCCACGCCTGCGGTGTACGCCTGATAGGTCAATATCCCAGGACGCTTGAGTGTGAACGTGCGCTCGCCCAGCATCTCGTCCACCACGTTGACGCGGTGCTGATCCTTGGTCGTATTGGCCGAGCGCGGATTGAACGGCCACGACAGCGGCAGGCGAACGGTAGGCATCAGCGAGTCCCTATCAGATTTCCGATCATCTGCATCAGATTTGCTCTCGGCTGTGCCGACACCTGTGTAACCTTGGCAATCAACTTACTTATCCCTGCCAACGGATTGAACTTGTCAGTTGGGTTGTCGGTTTGTCCTTCCCAAACCCCACCATACGGAACGGAAGTCTCGCTGAACAAAAGATTCTTCAAGGCTTGATTCTGGTTAAGTTCTGCAAATTCAGGCCGTGATGTAATTGCTGTACCTTTTGGCAAGCGACCTTCTATCCCGGCATAGGTAGCGTAGGTTTCCTCCGCATTCGCATTGAAATTCTCAGGAGTTGGATAGGTCTTTTGCGCCGTGAGGATTCTCTGCAATTCTATTAACTGATGCGTGTCTGGATGTCCTAGTGCATTTCTTCCGACTAATGATCCTCCGAAAATTGCGGGTCGTTTTTCTTCTGTGACACCAGCAATATCGCGCTGCTTGTGCAATCCCTCATGCGCGACGGTATCGGCCAACTCCGCATCATCAGCCCTACTCGACGGCATCGTTACATACTGCTTGTACGGAGGGTCCGTCTTTACCCAGCCACCAAGATTAAAGTCTCCGGGAATGATGTACGGCTTTTTTTCCTGACGGTTGTAACTAAGTGCCGCATTGTAATCCGCAATGCGCCTCTCCAGTTCCGCACGCAATGCCTTGCCTTTCGGAGTCGAATCATCAATCTCCGAACGCATTTCCAACAGCTGTTTGTAACGATCAGCCATTAGCGGCGATAACTCATCTGATCCGGTTGGAATGTGACCGCAGCGTTCTCCACGCTCCAGTCCTGTAACTCGCTCTGCGTCTGCTTGCCCATCTCGATGACCTTGCCCGCCCATGCCGGATCAACCTGCGGGTAGTCGAATGCCAGATCCCCACCGAGCATGAACTTCAAGCACCGAAACCACTCCTGCGGCAGATCGAATTCATCGCCACTGGCGCTGACATCGTAGATCGGACGCTGGAAATTGGCATAGATGGTGCGCGTTGTCTGCGACGGAGCGGTGTAGATAAACAGCGTCCCGTAGCCGGTCGAGGGCGAGGTCAGGCCGCTCGCCAAGTCAATTCCAGGATGGTAGTAGACGGAATTGGGAATCGCCTGGATCGACTTGTTGCCGTAGCGCAGGTATTCGAGACGGCTGATAAGGCGCAGCGGCGTGTCGAAGTACGGCGTGCAGGTAGTGTCGCGGATATACGAACCCTCGAACAGCCGCAGCGGGCGGGTGTTGGTCACGTCGGCCCCTACCGGACCGATGGTGTACTCGAATTGTCCGACCACCATGGGGATCGCCAACAACTGATAGGTCCACAACTGCATCCCGTTGCTCTGCATGTTCTTGAGCAGCATGTTCAGCGCGATGTTGGCGTTCTTGATCTGCGTGGCGTTGGGAACGTCGGTTTCCTTGAGCACCCGGATAACGCGCAGCGAGGCCGCAATCAACTCGTTGCGGGTGACGGTGAAGGCGGCGGTTCCGGTACTGGCCATGGCTTACCTCGGTTTCTCTTTCTCTTGTACCGCTTCCTGCTGCTGCCGCTGTTCGGCGAAGTTCACATCGGCGAGGCTGTGCTGCCAATCCTGCAATTGCTGCCGGTACAGCTCGGCCATCTTGAACACGCGCATACAGCGGTCCTCGGGGACTTCGTACTCATCGGCGAGAATGGACGACAGCCCGTACTTGATGGCGAGGAACCATTCCTGCGGCACGTCGAACTCGTCGCCGGCAGAAATCATGTCGTACACCGGACGCTGGAAGTTGGCGTAGATGGTGTAGGTGTTGTCCACCGAGGGGAAGTACAGGTACAGGGTGCCGTAGCCCACGGCGGGCGAGGTCTGGAACTTCCCCCCCGCCGGGGCGATGTAAATGCTCGGCTCCCAAAAGAGCGCATTGGTCACGCCCGACACGGCCTTGGTCGTCACCTGTTGATACGCCTGCCGCGACAACATTTCCAACGCGGTGTCGGTGACCACCCCACTGACCGTCTTGCGAATGAATGAACCGTCGAACAGACGGATTGGTCGCGTTATGGTTACGTCAGCGCCGCTGGGTCCGATCTTGTAGGACGCCTGAGCGGCCACGCAGGGGATGGCGATCTGCTGGTAGAGCGACAGGATGAAGCCCTGCACCTGCCAGTTCTTGAGCAGGATGTTCATGGCTTCCGCGCCGATGGTGATGTCGTTGGTGGTCGGCGTCTGCCCGTCCTGCAACACCCGGATGGTACGCAGGGCCGAGGCGATCATCGCATCGCGGTAGACGCTGAAACTGGCAATTCCGCTACTGGCCACGATGCTTCCTTGATTGAATGAGTCAGTTTACATGACCTGACGGTAACGGGGCGAGAATCATGCCAGTGTCCCGCTGATCCAGAAGGTGCCCGACGTGCGCGAGATAATCAGCGCAGGAGCACCAACATAGGCCGTCTTGGTAAACCCCCCGGCAACGGTCATGGTCTGGCCGTTGGCGGAGAAGGTGATGTCGCCAGCGCCTTCTTGCAGTACCCAACACTTGAACTCGCCAAGGCTTGCCGCCATTGACAGCGTAATTGCTGCGGCATTAGTGAAGTGAATCCACTTGCCGTTGTCGGTAATACTCAGAGTACGGGCGATCGTTGTATCGACCACTGTTCCCGTCCCTGCGGCGACCAGCGCATTGAGCGCGGCAACGGTAAGTGTGGCATTGGTGGACAGGTAGCCGTTGGTGGTGACGTAGGGGATGCTCCCGGCATTCCACGGATTGACCTGTTTGGTGACGCTTTGCAGGAACGCTTGCTGGCGCAGGAAATAGTCACGCCACCCGATGTCGCCCGGCGGGGTGAACGAGGTGCTGGGGTCGGGCGTGAGTTCGGTGAAGTCGGCCATTGATTATTCTATCCACTGCACCAACACCATCCCGTCAATTCCATTTGCGCCCGTAGAAGGACTACTACCCGTAGTTCCTCCACCACCTCCGCCACCGCCAGCGCCAAAGTAACCTGTGTTACCTGGAACAGCATTTCCATGTTCTGTTGCGCCACCTTGACCGCCCGGCCCATAAGGACTACTAGCGCCATTTCCACCGATAGCCTTACCACTCGTCACAAGTCCGGGGCTGTAATTGATACACGGCCCACCATGAATCGTTGCTCCAGCCCCGAAGTAATTTATTCCGCCCGGTGATCCTCCCGCCCCTCCAGTGAACCCGGCTAATTCATACAGACCAAGCAATCCAAATCCTTCAAAATTAGGACTGTTGATAGTTGTGGTACTAACTGTTACGGCCCCTCTAATTCCACCGCCAGCGCCACCTTCACCGGCTTGGGTGTAGCCGTTCCCTCCACCCATACATCGAAATGATCCAATGCCGGAAAATGTTGAAACAGGAGGAACAGGAAAAGGACTAGGCTGGATATTTACTGAATGAGTGCCATGCGCTCCAACTGTGATTGAAACTGTACCTCCCGGCGTAACATGGTAAGGAAGCCTAAAAGCATATTCCGCACTTCCTCCAGCACCGCCTCCTGCCGTTACGCCAGAGATCACGTCACTTCCTGCGCCACCGCCACCGATCATTGAGACAAAGACCAGAGATACGTTCGCAGGAACATCAAACGTATAGTTACCCTGGCCGGTAAAGATTTGAGAGCGTGAAGTAGACATCACCCTACCCACTGAACCAGACAGTAGCCGGTTCCACCAGACCCACCTATCGACGTTGCTGCTTTTCCGCCACCGCCGCCGCCGCCCGTTCCTATTACCGTTGCATTAGTGCCATTTCCTCCACCTGCTGCGCCAATTCCGCCTAAGCCATAAATGGTCGCGGCCCCACCACCACCGCCTGCTTGTGACGCCGCTACAGCACCACCAGCAGCACCAACAGGATAACCACCAGCACCGCATCCAACAAAGCCAGCAACGGCTATCGAAGTTCCGCCACCACCACCTCGTCCACCACCGAAGTAGGTAACTGACTCGATTGCTCCTATAACGCCAGCACCAGCAGCAGCCGCCGCTCCACCCACACCACCACCCGCCCCACCAAGACCGCCACCGCTAATACCTCCGGCATCGGTTGAGTGTCCACCACCACCGCCCTTTGCGATAGTAGTTGCGTTGAATGTTACATCGCCTCCGGTAGCACCATTCGCTCCGTTACCTCCT